GATGCAATTAACACAGATGGTGGAATTAGTGTTGTATTAAATCGTACAAAATTAATTATTAGAGGAGAAGAATAATGATTGAATTTAAACGAAATGAAAAGACAGGAATACTTGAGTTTTGGAAAGATGGAAAATATATTGGTGATATAATTACAATGGGTGATAAAATCTAATATTTTTTATTATTTTCCTATTTACAAATAACAAATATTTTGATATAATTTAATCATAGTTAAATAACTAAATAATTTCCAAGGAGGACCTAAAGATGAAGAGGTTAATCATCATCGTAGGAAATGAAATCTTTTCAGGAAAGTGGAAGGAAACAATTGAAGAAGAAAAAGAAATTGAAATCTTCTTAAATGAACATCCTGATATTTCCAAAGATGAAATTTCCAAAACAGCAATTGAAAACAAGTAATTAATAAAATTGCTAAGGTTAGCAAGTCACCTATAAAAACTTAGGTGGCTTGTTTACTTTTATAGATAAGAAAAACTAAGGTAAGAAAATGACCAACATTTTAAAAAATTGGAGGAAAAGAAAATGTTAAAAGAGAAAAAGTATTTACCGATGAATTTACAGTTATTTGCAGAACCTGGTCAGGATAACCAGAATAACGCAGGTGATAACAACAATAATAATGCTAATAATAATTCATCTGGTGAAGCAAATGGCAACCAGGGCCAAAATGGAAACTCTGGAGAAAAGACCTTTACTCAAACTGAAGTTAATAATATGATGACTAAAGAAAAGAATGAAGGTAAAAGAGCAATACTTAAATCTTTAGGTTTTAAAGATGAAGAGGAAGCAAAGAAATCAATCGAAGAATATAACAAATATCTTGAATCAAAGAAAACTGATGATGAAAAGAAAGCTGAAGCATTGAAGACTGCTAAATCTGAAAAAGATGAGGCAATTAAAAGAGCTAGCTTAGCAGAAAGTAAATTAGCTTGTTATAATGCTGGAGTAAGCAAAGATTATATTGATGATGTGATGTTAATTGCTTCTAGTAAAGTTACAGAAGAAAAGACATTAGATACTGTACTTGAAGAAATGAAGAAAGATAAGAAGTACGAAAGTTTTTTCGGAGAAACATCTTCTTCAACTTCAGGAGGAACAGGTTCTAATGCTGGCCATAGTTCATCAGGAAATAATCCCAAAGATAACTATGGAGAAAGATTAGCTGAAAAAGCAAATGCTAATCAAAAAACAAAAAGTTCATTTTTTAATGATTAATTTAAGGAGGAAAAGAAATGTTAAATCAGTCTACAATTGTTACTGAAACTGGTGCTACAAGAAAAACAATTCTTGTTGATGAACTTAATAGTACAGCTTTTTCTTGCAAGGTTGCTAATACAGGTATTTCTGCAGATTCTGATGGTAAGAAAATTGTGAAAGCAGGTACACCTTTAGCAGGTAATCTTACAGCAAGAGGAACTGCATTTGTTAAAGCTACTACAACACCTGGTGCAGAAGGTGCACTTGGTACTTCTAATGCAGTTGGTATTCTTCTTCATGATGTAGATGTTACTAGTGGTACAAAGAATGCTCAGGTAGTTGTTTTTGGATTTATTGATTTGAATAAACTTGAATCTGATGTGCAGCTTCTTATTGATGCTGAAACAAAAGCAGCTCTTAGAATGATTCAGTTCGTTAAATAATTAAAAGGAGGAATAGAAAATGCCGAACAAAAGTATTTTTGATTTAGTTACAGCTAATCAAATCGTTTCATATTGGAACGTTAGAAATCAAGACCAGTCCGGTTATCTTGGAGAGGAATTATTCCCTGCTGATAAGAAGCTTGGTCTTGACCTTAAATGGATTCATGGTAAAAAAGGTGTTCCTGTTGTTTTAAAGCCCAGTGCTTATGATGCTGTATCTCTTAAGAGAGATAGAATTGGCTTTAAGCAGACATTGGCAAGTATGCCGTTCTTCAAAGAGTCTATGTATATTGATGAAGAGCTTCGTCAACAGCTTAACATGGTTCTTGAAACTGGTAACCAAGCATATATTGATTCAATTCTTAATCAGATTTTTGATGACAATATTCAGTTACTTAAGGGTGCAAGAGCACAAAGAGAAAGAATGAGAATGAGCCTTCTTGCTAATGGTTCAATTTCAATTTCTGCTAATGGTCAGGACTATGATTATGACTATGGTATGGATGCTTCTCAGAAAGTAAGTTCAGACTGGACAGACCCTGATGCTGATATTGTTGGAGATATTAGAAAATGGCAGAAGACTATTAGAGATAACACAGGTGTTAATCCTACAAGAATGATTCTTAATTCTAAGACAGAATCTTATTTCTTGAAGAACAAGGATTTGAAGAATGCAATTTGGCACAATGATGCTGCTGCTCCTATTCTTGAAACAAATGTTAGACAGTATCTTCTTTCTGCACTTGGTATTACTTATGCAGTATATGATTCTCAGTTTGTTGATGAAGCAGGAAATCAGAGGAATTTCGTTGCTGATGATTCAGTTATTCTTGTTCCTAAGGGAGCACTTGGTAAGTCTTGGTTTGGTACTACACCTGAAGAATCAGACCTTATGAGTGGTTCAGCTGCTAACGTAGCAATTACTGATACAGGTGTTGCAGTAACTACTGTAAAGAAGACTGACCCTGTTAATGTTGATACAAAAGTTTCTATGATTTTCCTTCCTTCATTTGAAGGTATTGAACAGGTTATCTCAGCTGATGTTAGTGGTTCATAATAAGGAGAAATCAAATGGCTTTTATTGAAATTGTTAAAGGAAAAGAAAAACGTTTAGTTTCTAAAGCTTCTTTTGAAAATTTCTTTAAAGACAATGGTTGGAATCTGGCAGGTGAAATCCCTGCCTCTTCCGTTAACCAGAATGTTCAAAATGAAAAGAAAAATGAAGAGACAATAAAATCTATGGTAGAGGAAGAAGAATTAAATACGGAACAATCTGGTGAATCTGAAGAGTCCATTAAAGATGAATGGGATGAAGCAATGGAAGAAGATGAAGAAGAAGTTGAAAAACCCATTTCAGAAATGACAAGAAATGAATTGGTTGAATATGCAAAAGCAAATGATATTTCATTAGCTGGTTTGAATAAAACAAGTCAATTCAGAGAAGCTATTAGAGAAGCTATAAAAGGGAGATAATTATGGTTGACATTGATAAGCTTAAAATTATATTAAGAGAAAAAGATTGCCCATTCTTTAGTGATGAAGAATTAAATTTCTATGCTGAAGAAAATGGCCAGGATTTTAATAAGACAGCTTATCATTGTCTTATTGTAAAATCTGAAGATACAACGTTAAATATAAGTGGTATGCAAGCAGCTGATACTTCAAAATATTTTAGAAGATTAGCTCAAAGGTATAGAGGAAATAACACAGGAATTTTATCTGGAGGTTGATATGTTAAATAAAACATTTTTAAGAAATAAAGTTGACCGACAGATAAAAATTAATGGTCAGGAATTTGAATTTAAAAGATATGAAGAAGATGAATTCCATCAAGTATCTGATGAACCGTCCGCAATAGCAACATTAGAAGGAATTTTTCATACTTCAAATTCTTATATAAGTCAAAATACTGCTGATGGTAGTAAAACTTTTGCTAAACCAACACCAATGATTTTAACGTTATATGAACAAGGCAATATGATAAAAACAAATGATATGGTAATCATTGAAGGAAACAATTATAAGGTTATAAAAACAAACAATATAAATGATTTTAATGTAGCCATTGACATATCTTTGGAGTTAATGCAAGATGAGGATTAAATTTGATGCAAAACAATTGCTAATAGGTTTAACTGAATTCGGTACAAAAGCTAATGCAGCATTGCAAATTTATGCAGAAACTGTTGCTAAAGATTTTGAAAGTTATGCTAAGCAAAATCGTCCTTGGACAGATAGGACTGGTAGAGCAAGGCAAGGATTAACAGGATATGTTACATCAAATGGTAATGGTTGGAGAGTTAATATTGCACATACAGTCGATTATGGTATATGGTTAGAATATGCTAGAGAATGTAAATATGCAATATTAGAACCAACCGTAAGATTAAAATCAGAAGAAGTTTTAGCTGGTATGCAACATTTAAAGTGGTGATGAATTATGGAAAGCATTTGGAGAACAATACAAAGAAAATTGGAAGAAAATAATATAAAAACTTTTCCACCTGCTACTAAAATTGGTGAGTGTAAAAGTAAATATGTTGTTCTGAAAGAATCTGGTTCATCTCAGGTTAATTTGTATTCTTCAGAATATGTTTACTATCAATTCATGTTATATGTTCCACAAAATAAATATCATACCTTAGATGACTTTGAAAAAGAAGTCAAACAAGTTCTAAATGAGCAATTACATCCATTATTAAGAAGTACTGGTTCTAACAATCCAGATTATTATGATGATGAAGTTAAAGCTCACATGAGAAGTTTTACTTATAGAAATATAAGACGTAATAAATACATGTAATAAGGAGGAAATTATGGCAGTTAAAAAAGGAACTGAATTTGCTACAATTGATGTAAATCTTGTCACAGTTCAAACTTATGAAACTGGTGCAGATGAAATCATCTTTGATACAGCAAATCAAATTCAAACTACTATTTCTACTGAAACAACTGATGCTGTAAAGCTTATTGTTAAAGGTAGATTAATTGCACAAAAGCCTGAAGAAGTTACTGTTACAGGAAATCAAATTGTTCTTACAGATAATGTAATGAATTTTGATTTAATTAAGATTCTTCAAGGTGGTACAATTAAGTATGACCAAACAGACCCTACTAAGGTAGTTGGTTATTCAATGCCTGTAGTTGGTTCTACTGACAAAGGACAGAGATTCATTCTCAGAACTTATTCTGCTATTTACAATGAAGCAGGAGTTATCACAGGATATGAAAGAACTACTTATCCTAACTGTCAAGGTGTTCCTGTTGGATTTAATATTGAAGATGGTACATTTAGAGCACCTGAATATACTATCAATTCAATGCCTGCTAATGGAGAAGCACCTGTAGATATTGATATTGTAGCTGAACTTCCTGTAGTATCACAATAAATAATTGAGAGGTAAAGAAAAAAATGGAAAATGAAAATGTAAAAGTAACTAGTATTAGTGAATTGAAAAAATATCAAGAAGGTGAGATAGTTAAATTACCTGATTTTGGTCCTGGGCAAGAGTTTTATGCTAAGCTTAGAAGACCAAGTATGCTTTCTATGGCTAAGCAAGGAAAAATTCCTAATGAATTGTTAGAATCAGCATCTAATCTTTTTGTTAATGGAAACGTTAATGGAAATCAATTAAAGAAAGTTGATTCACAAACACTTCAAAAAATGTTTGATGTTATTGATTTAATTTGTGAAGCATCATTCATTGAGCCTAAATATTCTGAACTTCAAAAGGAAGGTATAGAATTGACAGATGACCAGCTTACATTCATCTTTAATTATTCTCAAATGGGTGTAAAGTCACTCGACAACTTTCGTTAAATCTGGTGAAGTTTTAAGAATAATATCGATGCATAAAATGCTGGGTATGAGTTGTAGACCTTCTGAAATATTAGAAATATATGACCCATACACAGCATTTTGTTTTGATGAAGCATGTGCATACATTGTAAGACAATTAGAAGATGGTCAAGAACCAATATTAAAAAGAGAAAAATTAAATAATGTGGTAAAACCACAAAGTTATAAAAAAGCATCAGAATTATATTCAAAATTTTCGAACGTTAACATTAATTCTTAATGAAAGGAGGAAGAGCTATTATGATGAATCAGGTTGTTGGTACAGCTATTGCATATTTGGATTTAGATGCTACAGGTTTTAATTCAAAACTTGGTACTGCTTGGACACAATTGCAAGGAATTGCAGATTCAAGTTTGACATTAGACCAAAGACTTGCAAGTGCAGGTGCTGGATTAAAAACAATTGGTTCTACAATGACAAGAACTTTAACTCTTCCTATTGCTGGTGGAATGGCATTAGCTACTAAAAAGACGATGGATTTTGAAGAAGCTATGTCAAATGTAAAAGCTTTATCTGGTGCTACTGGTGATGATTTTGATGCATTAAGAGAAAAAGCATTAGACTTAGGTGGAACAACACAATTTACTTCTAAAGAAGTAGCTGATGCTTTTGGTTATATGGCTTTAGCAGGTTGGAAAACAGAAGATATGCTTGAAGGCATTGAAGGTGTTTTAAACTTAGCTGCATCTTCTGATATGGATTTAGCAAGAGCATCTGATATTGTAACAGATTATCTTTCTGCATTTGGGCAAGAAGCTGGTTATTCTGCACACATGGCTGATATGATGGCTTATGCACAAGCAAATGCAAATACAACTACCGAGCAATTAGGTGAAGCATTCGGAAATTCAGCAGCATTTATGCATACTGCTGGACAAGAAATGGATACGACTATTGCTATTCTTGGTAAATTAGCAGACCAAGGTTTGAAAGGTTCTGAAGCAGGTACAGCTTTAAGTGCAATTGTAAGAGACATAATCCAAAAAATGGATGATGGAAAAATTGCTATAGGTGATGTTGATGTAGCAGTTAAAGATTCTCAAGGAAACTTTAGAGACTTAGTTGATATAATTGCAGATGTTAATAAAGCAACTGAAGGAA